TCATTGACAAATGCGAGTTTAAGAGAGTTCTTGCTTTATGAAGGAGCAACGTTGTTGCTTACCGTACCATTTGCAAAAGGAACAGCAGAGCCAGATGCTTTGGTTTCAGCATTGAATAGTTCACAAGCGAATAAATACGTTACTGCAGAGAAGATTGCGGCTGGTAATGGAACATTGAAGGCAGTAGCTAATGCGGGTATGACAGGTGGGCTTGACCCTACCACTACCGCAAATGATTATTTGACAGCCCTTACATCACTTGAGGCGGTTGATTGGAATGTGCTCGTAGTTGATAGTGAAGACACGAGTTTATTTTCGTCCATTCAGGCGTATATAGACCGTGTAAGGAATGCTGGTAAGCGTGTCATGGCAGTGTTAGGACAAAAGACAAATGTAGAGTTAAGCACCAGACTAACATTGGCACGTAGTTTTAACGATCCAGCAATTGTGTTTGTGTTGAATGGGTTCAGTTACGCTGATGGAACAGCGATAGAAGGTTATAAAGCCACAGGGCGGGTAGCTGGGATGATTGCAAGTGCTGATGTAACAGAGAGCCTTACCCATGCCGTAATACAGGGAGCTACAGGTTTGGTAGGTGCTTTGAGTAATACCGATATAGAAAGTGCGCTGAATAGTGGAGCATTGGTGTTTACGTTGAACTCGCAGAAGCAGGTTCAGATTGAGCAAGGCATTAATACGTTTATAACTCCGACGGCTGACCTTGACATGGGTTGGAGGAAGATAAGAAGAGTAAGGACAAGGGACACGCTGATTGACAGAATTGGTGCGACTTGGGACTTGTTGATTGGGAAGATAAACAATGACGCTAATGGTAGGGCTACATTGATGGCAGCAGCGCAAGGGGTAATAAATGAGATGATTAATGAAGGGGCACTGATTGCTGGTCAGATTTATGAAGACCCGACCAACCCTCCAGAAGGCGATAGCGCATGGTTTATCATTCAAGTAGACGATACAGATAGTGCAGAGAAGCTGTACTTGACATTCCAGTTTAGATTTGCTCCAGTATAAAAGGGGGTGAAAGAATATGGCAGATGGCAGATATATATTCCGAGATTGTGTACCTGATGGTGCGATTGACATCGTGAATGTTCGGACAGGGGATATTGTGCAACGAGCATGGAGTTTCAGGGTAAATGCTCCAGTAGAATTGCAATCGGCCCTTGATGGAGGAACATTCCAGCCTAATCATATTATTCGTGGTTACGATGGTGAGTTGTACGACGGCGATGGTAATTTGCTGGCTGAAGTAAATACATTCCAAGCGCAGATAAACTCGACCAATACCGATTACCAAGCCGCTGGTAATAAACAAGTATGGGCAATACCTCAATCTTATACCGTTACTTTGACGTTTACAGAAACAGTAATAAAGGACGCNAAGATACTTAAAAAAGTGTTGNACNGTTTAGCAAAAGGAGCTCCAGATGCGAGTTTAACTTTATGGGGGTATTACACGCACATACATAGGAGGGGTGAAAAGTGAGCAAGCTTGATAAAGAGGAGTTGTTAAGTAAAGAAGATGTCATACTAAGGGATGTAGCTGGCATTCTAAAAGCGATGGATACAATCGTAGAATATGAGACATACCACGTGGTTAGGGATGGGAAGGAGTTATTTTCATTTCGAGTGCGTGGGTTGACCGATGAAGAAGCCGAGGAGTGCAGGCAAGAAGCTACAAAAACAGTGCGAGATAAAAGACTTGGCAATTTGGCAGTACCGCAGGAGTTTAACGCCGCAAAGTTTAACTCATTGATGATTGTCCAAGCCACGCATCCAGAAGACAGGGCAATGCTTTGGGATAACAAAGAATTGTGGGAGAAAGCTAACGTTCTTGCTGGTTGGCAGTTGGTGGATAAAGTGCTTAAGCGTGGCGAGAAGAATGAAGTTATCGAACTCATAGAGCGTTTGAGTGGGTATAATAGCGAGGAAAACGAGAGCAGAGTTGAAACTTTAAAAAACTAATCAGGGCGGGTGGTGAAGCGACCATTATTCACCACCTGCTCCAACGATGTGGCATTACTCCAGATGAGTATTGGAGCAAGCCGCCAAAGATACGTGATTTTATGCGTGCAAGCATGTTGGTGGAGTTAGAGCAGGAGCAAGAAGAATTAGAGAAGATAAGGGGGCAAAATGGCTAACGAGACNTATAAGGNAGAGCTTTTAATTACCGCACAAGACCAATCAGCACCAGTTATAGAGCAGGCAAATGAGCGAATTAATCGTTTCGCCCAGAATGCCGAGNTAACAAATAAGAAGTTAGCCCGTTCCCTGAATACGACTTATAAGCCGACCATAACAGCGATTGATAATACAGCACCAGCAGTAGCAAGTGCGCAATCAGGTTTGAGCAGAATTGCTGGCAAAGTGTGGAATGTTGTTGTGCATGCGGTTGACCAAGTTACGCCTGTATTTTCGAGCATTTTAAGTGGTGCAAAAAGTTTCGTGAGTAGAATAGGCAGCATTTTGGGTGGAGTAGGAAGGATGATAACATCACCACTTGGAATGCTTGGGATAGCTGGTGCTGGGGTGGGGATGACAGCCCTTATTGCTGGGCCATTAAAACTTGCAGGAGAGATGGAACAAGCGAGGATATCGTTTAATTTTTTCCTTAAGGATGCGGAAAGGGCTAAACGTTTCATAGGTGAGTTGCAAGCACTTGCAGCTGTTACGCCCTTTGAATTTGCGGATGTTCAAAGCCTTGCTACGCAGTTGCTTCCTATATATACGCAAATGTATGGTGTTGAGAAGGCTACAGGAATTACATTGGAAACGCTTCAGAAATTTGCTGATGCTGCTGCTATGACAGGTGCGGGTATGGANGGGTTAAAGGGTGCAATGCTTGGATTTACTCAAATAGCTATGAGTGGAAGATTAAGCTTGCAAGATTTAAGGCAGGTAACATTAGGGTTAAGAATACCAATGACAGATGTATTGAAGGAACTCGGCGTAAAGTCGTTGGATGATATTTCGAAGAAGGCTATTCCAGCAAAGCAGGCTATGGAAGCAATTTTAAGAGCGTTAAAGCAGTATGCTGGTGGAAGTGAATTACAGGCAAAGACGTTGGTTGGATTGATATCTACATTAAAGGATATTGCAGGCATGACGATAACATATTTCGGTGAAGGAATGCTGAAGCCAGTAGAGGATATCTTATTTGGACTTGTTGAAGCGGCTACCAAAGGCGAGGATGCATTAAAGAGTGTCCAAGATAGGTTGTACAAAGCAGGTGTTAGGGTAGGAGAAGCGATGCAGAATGCTTATAGGAAGATAATCAGTTTCTTTGGTAGGTTGAGTTCTTTGCCGGGTTGGAATCAGATGTCAATGACACAAAAAATTATTACCGCTTTTAGCCAAGTACTGACAGCATTAAATAATTGGTTGAAGGGGGATCAGGGACAAGAAGCATTTAGAAAGATACAAGAAACGATAAACTCATTTTTCAAAACTATTTTCGGACCAGAAAATTCTGAGTTAATTAAGCAGCTTGCAACGTTTGGTTACACGCTTGGATCAGAGCTTGCAAGTGCGATTTTCAATGGGATAAAGAGCAATGTTAAATTAATAACAATTCTTGGTGCAATAGTAGGCTTCAAGATAGCTGGCTGGAAAGGTGCTTTAGTTGGGGCTGGAGGATTAGCTGCCTTGGCTGCAATTTTGAATTTGGTAGAGGATTTAAACGAGAGAGGAACGCCTGAAGTTACATCAAGCACGCCTGAGCTTACAGGTTCAGCCGCACAATAACAGATGATGCTTATACAAGCTGGTATGTTGCCTGATGACGCTTATAAATTTATGGTTGAAAGTGGTTCTAGAACAAGTACTGGCGAATTAATAGATGAAATACCATCTCAAAGTTTACCAGCCCATGCGAGAGGAGGGATATTTTATACGAGACACATAGCTGAAGTAGCTGAAAGAGGAGCAGAGGCAATTATTCCTTTAGAACGTACAAAAAAGAATGTGGAGCTGTGGCAAGTAGTAGGTGAGCACCTTGGGGTGATGAGAAGTGCTCCAATAGAAAGTGTAACTCAAGCCACGATAAATAATACATATAATACAATGAATCAAGCCACGATAAATAATAAATATAACACAATGAAAAATGTACAGGCAA